ATCAAAGAGCGTAGTGCATTTATTAAATCTGGTGCTGTTGTGCGTAACGCACTTCTTGATGCAACAGAAGGTGGAACAAGAATACAAGTTCCAGAGTTCAACCCAATCTCTCCAACTGAAGAAATTTTAGATGGAACAGCAACATGGGGTACAAGTAATAACGGTTATTTGACACCACAGAAGATTGGTACAGGAACACAAATTGCAACCATCTGTCATAGAGGTTTTGCGTATGCTGTTGATGATGTAGCTGTATTAGCTGCTGGTGAAGATCCAATGGGTCACATCAGAAACCAAATTGCAGATGCTATCAACAAATTAAATTCAGCAAGATTATTTAGTCATCTTCAAGGATTATTTGGATCTGCTCTTTCTTCCAATCATTTAGATTTAGCGAAGGCTGCTGCTACTGGTGCTGGTGAAGCAAACTATCTAACTGCATCTTCTGTTGCAAGAGGTAGATCACTTCTTGGAGAAAGAGGAGAAGAACTAGATACTCTAGTAATTCACCCATCTGTTGCTTACTACCTATATCAGGTTGGTATGTTGACATTCTCTACTTCTGCACTTTCTACTGGAACAGGAATCCAGTGGGGTGGCGGTGGTGTTGGTATCACTGAAAGAAGTATTGGTCAGTTTGCAGGAATGAATGTTGTTATTGACTCTCAGGTTAATACAGTTGCTCCTGGTGCATCAGGCCATCAAACTGAGTTTCTTTGCTACTTAATCAAGTCAGGAACAATTCTTGAAGGTCAGCAATCACCATTAGGTATTGAATCAGATAGAAACATTCTTTCCAAGCAGGATGTTATGTCTGTTGATTACCACAGTGCTTATCACATTATGGGTACTAAGTGGGTAGATGCTGGTGACAACCCAACAAACGCTCAGTTAGCTACAGCTAACAAATGGGCATTAACATACGATGCAGATTTAGTTCCCATCGTACGTTTAGTAGTCAATTCACCTCTTGATACTTCTACTATTGCTTAGTAGTATTAATTTGGTCATAACGAAACCTCATCAATTATTGGTGGGGTTTTTTCTTTACGCTACAATAAAACTAAAATAAATTATTAATCGTGGCAGCTACCATAGACGCAACAATAAAAGGAGCAAATGCTAATAGCTATGTCACATTGACTGAAGCTAATAGTTATTTTGAAACTGTATCTAGCTCCTCTACCTGGACCGATAAAACAGACGATCAAAAGAACAGATCATTAATAGAATCTACTCGATGGATAGATACATTAGTTTTTTACGGGGATAGGTGCGATTCTGGTCAGGCATTAAAATTTCCAAGAAATAATTATCAGGTAGATGGAGTAGAGCTTTCTTGTTCTACTATTCCTCAGAATATTAAATATGCACAGTTTGAATTAGCAAGAGCATTGGCAAATGACACCGAAGCTATCACTGGTACTACTGGTAAAGACGGTAATTTTAGTGAAGTAAAGCTAGGTGATATAGAGGTTAAGTACAATACTGATAGTCAAGGAACAGGAGCAGTAAATAATATTATGGATGTTTACCCTTGGTTACAAAGTTATCTCGGAGCATATATTTTAGGTGGAGCAGGAACTTTCCAACTAAGGACGGTTAGAGGATAATGGCAGGTCAATTAGATTCTTTATTTAAAAGTGTTGCTAAAAAGCTTGTTGCTGATTTAGGTACTTCATTAGATACAACTATTACTTATATAAAAAAAGGAGTTTTTAGTTATAACGTAAATACTGGAGAGCAAATTACAGTAGATACAACCTTTTCAGATATAAAAGTGCCAATAGAATTTATAAAATCAGAAAATGAAGAAGGTAGAGAAATAAGACAAGCTAAGTTATACATTACTCCTGATTTAATAGGAAATAATCAAGTTGATTTTGACGATGAAATAAAACTTACTTATGCAGGAGAAACAAGAACTGCACAAATATATGATATTGACACTAAAAAGGGCGGACAAGTTTATTTATTTACAATATTGGTACGTTTTTAATGGCTAAGGACTTTTTAAAAAGTGATCCTATTGCAGATTTAGAAGCACAGTTAAATCGTGATTTTAATACTGTTATAAGAAAAGCACATAAGAGTTTAGGAACAAAAACTCATAGTCCAGTACGCACTGGTTTCTTTGCATCGAGTTGGAAAGTTGCTTATACTCCTCCAAAAGCTAAAGATGATATTCTTAACTTTAATCCTTGGGCAGAAATGAAAAGAAAAGAATCATTAGCTTTTTTTAAGAATAGAAGTTTTAAACATAGTCCAAAAATACAACCACGATTTAAAGTATCAAGAACATTTAATATTAAAAAAACTGTTTTTATTGGTAATACTGTCAAATATGCTTCTTATGCTTTAGAAGGAGGTAAAATACAAAATTTTGTACAAGGTCGTATGGGTCAGATTATTAAAGAAAACATGAAGGAGAAAAAAGGAAAACTATTTTTACTTGGAAAAGAAACAGGAGGTTTTGGTGGAGTAACTTCTGGAATTACTTATGGAGATGTTTTATGACATTAGTTAAAACAAGAGCAACTTTTGAAAAGGCTGTAACAGATGCAGTTAATAATGCAGATCCTACCATTTCAATGGTTTATGACAATGTAACTTTTACAAAATCTGGAAAGTTAGAAAAGTATGTGACTATAACTGTTAATTTTGCACAAGCTACACTTCAAAATCAAGGTGCTGCTACTGATTATTATTCAGGAGTTATTCAATGCAATATTTACGTTCCAAAAAGTAAAGGTACAAAAGATTTATCAGCTATAGCTGAAGTTGTTATTGATGGATTAACTTCTGTAAATGAATCAAATTATGTTGATACTTTTGGAGTAAAACCGAGAGTGCAAGATATAAATGGTCCAACAATGCTTGAAATAGAAGATAGAAGTCATTTTGTTGGTGTAATATCTTGTCAATTCTCTACAAATGCCTAGTATACTAAAGTAGCAATACTTATTTTATGACAAGAGCGATTGAACTTCTGAAGAATAGTTTTGGTGTAAGCCAGCTATATCAACATGATGTAAAGAAGGATGGAGCGACAATACTGACAGTTTATTGGCATCCACTTACCATTGCTGAAAGAGAGTCGATACAAAAGAAATCAAATGCTGATGATGTAAATGATTTTGCATTGGCTTTAATGATTACAAAAGCGTTAGATAAAAATGGAGATAGACTTTTTCAAGACGGTGATAAGGCTTCATTAAGGAGAGAAGTTGAAGCTAATATCTTGCAGGAAATTCAATTAGCGATGATAGAAGCTGGTCAGACTAAGGGGGTGGAAGAGGCTAAAGCCGAATTAAAAAGGGAAGAATAATTGGCAGTTTATTTTTTCTTTAGCAAAAGAATTAGGTAAAACTGTAGCTGAATTATCTGAAAGTATGACTATTGAAGAATTAATAGGATGGATGGCTTTTTCAGAGATAGAATATGAAAACTTTGAAAAACAACGACAAGAATCACAAAGAGTTAGTGCTTTAAAAGGTAAAAGAGGTACAATGAGATAAATCTTTTAATTTTTAAGAAGTGGCTGATTATAGTGTTTCAATAAAATTAGCTGTTGCTGGTGCAAAAGAATTAGATTTTGTTAATAAAAGAACAGAAAAACTTAAAAATACAATTAACGAAATAAATAAGAAAGCGCAAGCTGGTACGGCAGGAACTCCTGTAGTTAAAAATTTTAAAAATCTATCAAAATCTGTCCTTGAAGCTAAAGATGCCTTAAATGAAGCAGCCGTAGGTACAAAAGAGTTTAATCAAGCTGTTAAAAATCTTGTGCAAGTAGAAAATAAATTTGAAAGACAGCAAAAACAAAAAGAAAGAAGATTAAAGATACAGAGATTAGCTCAAAAAGAGGGTATTTCTTTTAGTAAGGCAAAAATATTATTAACCAAACAAGAGGCTGAAGCAGAAGCAAAATTAGCACAAGCTAAAGCTAAAACTGCTCAAGCAGAACTTAGAAAAAGAATAGGTGGAACTATTTCTAGTGCAGCTATTGGTGGAGCGTTTCCATTATTATTTGGTCAAACAGGTGCAGCAGCCATAGGTGGTGGAGTTGGTGGTTTAGCAGGGGGAGCTATTGGAGGACAGTTTGGTTTTGCTTTATCTATTGTTGGTACTGCAATAGGTTCTGCTATCGATAAAAATGAAAAATTTAATGAATCATTAGCTGTTTTAAATTCAAGGTTTTCAAAAGTAAGTGGAGGTAGTCAATTAGTTGCAAAAGATATAGACGATTTAGCAAAAAGATTTAGAGTAACAAAAGAGGAGGCTTTTGGTTTATTACAAGGTTTTAAAGAATTTGACAATCCTAGATTAAGAAAATCATTAGTAGAAGTTTTTGGATCTGATAGTTCTGCATTTCAGTCATTAGCAGGTTCTAATCGTTCAGCACAATTAGCTAAAGAAATTTTTGAAGCAAGAAAAGATATTGGAGATCAACAAACAACACAATTGTTACAACAAAATCTTATTAATAATTCTGAAATTGTTGAATTAGCTCTAATAAGAGCAAAAATCAAGGCAAGACAAAGAGATCAATTAGAACAAGCAAAGCAAGTTAAGTTTTTAGATAAAATAAGAGGTACAAAGGATACAACAGGAGGCAGTCTAATAGGAGATCTTCCAGGTATAGGAGTGCAAAGTATTGTAGATAAAAGAGTAAAAGCACTTGAGAAAAAATTCGCAGAAACAGAAGATCAAACACTTAAAGATACTATTGAGGGTTTAAAAATACTTCGAGAGCAACTTTCATTAGTCAATGAGGCACAAGGTCAATTTGGTCAATCGGGAGTTCTGTCATTTACTGCTATTACAGATAAAGTTAAAGATCTTCAAGATGAAATGCTGAAGTTAAAAAATCCTATTAATCAAGTTTTAAATTTATCTCAAGCAATGGCTCAATCTTTTGAAAGTTCATTTGCAGGAATTATTAAAGGTACAATGTCTGTGCAAGATGCGTTTAGGAATATGTTAAATGCTATGGCCGACCATTTTATAAAAACAGCAGCGAGGATGGCAGCAAATAAATTCCAACAAAGTTTATTAGGAATGTTAGGTAAGAGTTTTGCTCCTTCACTACCTTTACCAGTAAATGATATACAAAATAAAATTCCTAAAGCAGCAGATGGAGGTCGTATTCCAGGAGGTCAAACTACTCTAGTTGGAGAACGTGGGCCTGAACTATTTACACCTGGAGTATCAGGAATGGTTACACCCAATCATGCTCTTGGTGGTTCTACAAATGTAGTCGTGAATGTAGATGCCTCTGGATCAAATGTTGAAGGTGATGAACAAGGTGGTAGAGAACTTGGCCGTCTTATTTCCGCAGCAGTACAATCTGAAATAGTACAGCAACAAAGACCTGGAGGTTTACTTGCATAATGGCTACCTTTCCCTCGATCCAACCTAAATACGGGCAACAGAAACGATCTGCACCATTAACACGCAC